AAGATTTCGATGCATAGTAGATACGCAGAACTCCTCAATGAGGTGAGTAAAGAACATAGTGAAGTTAAAGACGAAAGTCTAAATGATAACGTTCTAATCATAGATGGATTAAATCAATTTATCAGAGTATTTGGGGCAGTACCTGCGTTGAATGATGATGGAGAACATTGTGGTGGTGTGACAGGATTCCTTCTGTCCACCGCTGCAACCATCCGAAGATTGAAACCTACACGTGTCGTTATCGTGTTTGATGGTAAAGGTGGGTCTAATCGTAGAAAGTCAATGTATAAAGGTTATAAGGAAGGTCGTACTGGTCTGACTAAAATCAATAGATTGGCTGGATACGAAGATTTGGAGGACCAACAAGTATCGATGAGAAATCAATTCACACGATTGATTGAGTATCTCCAAGTCTTACCTATCTCTCTTACCTATATTGATTATGTAGAAGCTGATGATATCATGGCATATCTCGCAAATCACTACTTTAAGAAAAATGTTACAATCATCTCATCAGACAAAGACTTTTTACAATTGGTAAATCACCGAATCAAGGTATACGCTCCAACTAAGAAGAAAATGTATGATGAAGAACTTGTAATGAAGGATTATGGTGTTAAACCACAAAATCTTGTATTTTATCGTATGATTGAGGGTGATAAATCTGATAACATTGAGGGTGTCCGTGGTGTTGGTCCTAAAACCATTCTTAATAAGATGACATTCCTAAATGATGAGGTTCTTGAAATGGACACATTCATATCTAAAATCAAAACTGAGTGTGATGATAAACTATCACAAAAGTTGATTGAGAATGTAACAACTCTCGAAATGAATTACAATCTAATGCAACTTAAAGATCCTGAAATCTCATCTTCAATCAAATCTAAGGTTAGGGAGATTATGGATGAACAAGAGGCAACTTTGGATGTGCCAGAATTTAAGAAGATGTTTATGTATGACAAATTATATACTGCATTTTCAAACGTAGATTCATGGTTACGTAATTCATTTACTTTATTAGATGGTTATTTAAAAAACCATGTTAATGAATCCTGATTTAAGAACTGAAGTATGGGAAGGTACTATTGAGTATCATAACCTTAAAGAAGTTGGTTGGTATGGTATAGGTGGTCCCGAACACCCTCTATTTAAAACATTAATAGATAGGAGTTTATCGGAATCAAAATATATATCAGAATATCAGCTATATGTAGTTGGTGGTTTATTAGAAGAGTGGGTATCTTGGGATATTGACCTTGCTATTATAGGAGAATATGATCCTGTTAAAATTAAGGAAATTGCCGAAACAGTTATGAAAATTTCATTTGAACTTAGAGTTTTTGTTGATTTTCATTTTCAAAGAAAATTATGGCCTGTACATTTGTATTCAAAATATGGGGGTTATGAAGAGTATCATGATTGTTATAGACTTAGTAATAATTTTAAAAACAATGGTAATCCACAGGATTTAAGTAATCTTGTAGAAGTAGATGGGCTGTATATGCATACCATACACTATCCATTTCAAAAACATATTACGAGGCGTGAAGAGGGTTACATACATAAAGCCCCTCTTTTACTAAATTAAGTTTGGATAGTTCAAATTAAAGTCGTATATTAGTAACTATATGGAGAAGTTAGGAAGTAAATTTAGTACATCATTTCAAAATAAGGTAATATCTGCCATAATATCCGATAGGCCGTTTACACGTCAAATCTACGATATACTAAAGCCGGAATACTTTGACTCTGAAGCATCTGAATGGTTGGTAACCAACATCATGAAGCACTTTGATGAGTATGAGACCATGCCAACATTAGATGTCTTAAAAGTTAAAGTCAATTCCATTGAACGAGATGTTCTAAAAACATCAGTAGTAGACACCTTAAAGTATGCATGGAATCACTTAGATAGTGATGACCTTTCGTATGTTAAAGACCAAGTTTTAGACTTTTGTAAGAACCAATCCATTAAGAATGCAATATTAGATTCGGTAACACTATTAGAGGATGGAAGATACGAGACCATAAAGAAGAACATTGATACTGCTATGAAAGCCGGTCAGGATTCGGATATTGGACACGACTATAAAATAATGATTACGGATAGATACGAAGATACAGTCCGTAATGTAGTTTCGACTGGATGGGATGTCGTTGACGAAATAACTCAAGGTGGGTTTGGTAAAGGTGAGTTAATTTTATTCGCAGCTCCTCCTGGAATTGGTAAGTCTTGGGCATTAGTTAATATTGGTGTCAATGCTATGAAAGCCGGTAAAACAGTAGCTCATTATACGTTGGAATTAAATGAAGGATATACGGGCCAGAGATATGATGCTGTTTTGAGTGGTGTAGCAGTTGCTAACCTAAAGTATAATATGGAGGATGTCCAAAAGGCAGTTGAAAATGTAAAAGGTGACTTGGTAATCAAACACTATCCAACTAAAACAGCTGGTGTAACTTCGTTAAAAGCACATATGGATAAGATGACTTTACAAGGTAAGAAGCCGGATTTGGTTATCGTGGATTACGCTGACCTTTTAAGAGGGCCACAAAAAGAAAAAAGACACGAGGAGTTGGAAGAAATTATTGAAGACCTACGAGGTTTGGCAGGTGAGTATGAAGTTCCAGTCTTTACAGCATCTCAGATTAATAGAAGTGGTGCAGAAGATGACATCATTACAGGTACTAAGATTGCTGGGTCATTCTCCAAGATGATGACTGCTGATTTTGTGGTATCATTATCTCGTAAGATTGAAGATAAACTCGCTGGAACTGGTAGATGGCACGTAATTAAGAATAGATTTGGACCTGATGGTATGACATTCCCATCCAAAGCAAACTTCTCAACTGGCCAAATTCACATATATAATGAGGATTCTATAAATGGTAGACAAACTCAAAAAGATATGAAACAAGGGGAGAGTTTAGTAAGAAAAGAATTGGCACAAAAATATAAAGAAATGAGTGGTGATATAGGTTTTTAGAGACTATATATTACCACCCCAATTAACATAATGTCTAACAATTTAACAAGGAATCCCTATGGGTCTATTTGATAATCGAGTACCATTCAAACCATTTGAATATCCAGAATATTACACCGAAGGTTGGTTGAAACAAGCACAAGCTTTTTGGTTACATACCGAAATACCAATGCAAGGTGATATTAAGGATTGGAATGAAAATCTAACCGCCGAAGAAAAGAACTTAGTGGGTAATATCCTACTTGGATTTGCACAAACGGAATGTGCTGTATCTGATTATTGGACTACTATGGTCACTAATTGGTTTCCAAAGCATGAGATTAAGCAAATGGCTATGATGTTTGGTTCACAAGAGACCATTCATGCAACTGCATATTCATATTTGAATGAGTCACTTGGATTGGAAGACTTTGAGGCATTCTTACACGAACCTGCTACTGCTGAACGTTTTGAGAACTTAGCTGAAGTTACAAACAATTACACTTACGAAGATTTGAAGAATAATTCAGAAGCTCGTAAAGAGGTAGCAAGGTCACTCGCTATATTCTCAGCATTTACCGAAGGGGTTGCACTTTACTCATCATTTGCAGTATTGTACTCATTCCAAATGAGAAACAAGTTGAAGGGTATTGGTCAACAAATGAAGTGGTCAGTACGTGATGAGTCACTACACTCAAGAATGGGGTGTCAGTTATTCAAACATATGTGTAATGAATATCCTGAACTATTAGATGATTGTAAGGATTCAATCGAAGAGGCTGCAAAGTTGATTCAAGTATTGGAACACAAATACATTGATAAGATGTTTGAAATGGGTGATTTGGAGAATCTTAAAAAAGAAGACCTAAAGAACTTTATCAATCAAAGACTAAATGAAAAATTAAATGAGTTGGGTTACGAATCAACGTTTACATACGATGAAGACTCAGCAGCACAATTAGAATGGTTCTATCACTTAACTGGTGGACATACACATACGGACTTCTTCGCTTTGAGACCTACTGATTATAGTAAGGCAAATGAAGGTGAAGATTGGGACGATATATTTTAATAAGTTATGAAGAATTACGGAGAAGAATTAGGTTGGGAGCTTGGAGTAGACTTCCCAACATGGGCAAATACTGAAATATATGTTAAGACTATATCCAAAGGGTATCTACTATCAGGTGAAAAGCCAAAAGATGCTTATTGGAGAGTTGCTACGGCAGTAGCACGTAGACTTGACAAACCACAAATGGCGTCAAAGTTTTTTGATTACATATGGAAGGGTTGGTTAAATCTAGCATCACCTGTATTATCGAACACCGGAACTGATAGAGGATTACCAATCAGTTGTTTTGGTATTGATGTAGGTGACTCTATCCAAGAGATTGGGTCAAAGAACCTTGAATTGATGTTACTTGCTAAACATGGTGGTGGTGTAGGTGTTGGTATCAATATGATTAGACCAGCAGGTGCTAAAATCACTCAAAACGGAACATCTGATGGTGTAGTACCATTCGCTAAGATTTACGACTCTACAATCCTTGCAACAAACCAAGGAGCTGTACGTAGAGGTGCTGCATCGGTGAATCTAAACATTGAACATGATGACTTTGATGAGTGGATTGAAATTCGTGAACCAAAGGGTGATGTAAATCGTCAATGTTTGAACTTAAATCAATGTGTAATCGTTGGTGATAAGTTTATGAGAAAGTTAGAAGATGGTAATCCCGAAGCACGTAGTAAATGGGGTAAGGTACTTCAGAAACGTAAGGCAACTGGTCAACCATATGTAATGTATAAGGGTAATGTTAACAAACAAAATCCTGAGATGTACAAGAACAATGGTTTGAAGGTTCATATGACTAACATATGTTCTGAAATTACATTACATACCGATGAGTCACACTCCTTTGTATGTTGTTTATCATCATTGAACTTATCTAAGTACGATGAGTGGAAACACACCGATTTAATCTATACAGCAACATGGTTCTTGGATGGTGTACTCGAAGAGTTCATTCAGAGAGCTAAGAATATGAGGGGTTTTGAGAACTCAGTACGTTCAGCTGAAAAGGGACGTGCTTTAGGACTTGGTGTTCTTGGATGGCACACATACTTACAACAAAAGGGTATGTCATTCGAAGGACTACCTGCTCAATTTGAAACTCGTAAGATATTCTCTCAAATCAAAATTGAGTCTGAGAGAGCATCGAGAGATTTGGCTAATGAGTATGGGGAACCATTATGGTGTGTTGGTAGTGGGTTGAGAAATACTCACTTGAGAGCTATCGCTCCAACGGTATCTAACTCTAAGTTAAGTGGGAACGTTTCTGCCGGTATCGAACCATGGGCTGCAAACGTATTTACCGAACAAACCGCAAAGGGTACATTTATTCGTAAGAATCAAGAGTTGGAGAGAGCACTACGTAAAGTTGGTATCAACAACAAAGATACGTGGAGTAAAATACTCGAAGATGGTGGTTCAGTTCAAGACTTGAATGAGTTAGACAATTGGGGATACGTCAATGGTAAACTTACACATAAAGATAGTATCGACCAAATTGATATCGACAATAAGCAAGTTGATTGGATGAAAGATGTATTTAAAACATTCAAAGAAATCAATCAGTTAGAATTAGTAAAACAAGCAGGTATCAGACAACAATATGTCGACCAAGCAGTTTCCTTAAATCTTGCATTTCCATCTCAAGCAAGTCCTAAGTGGATTAACCAAGTCCATATGGAAGCTTGGAAGGAAGGAATCAAAACCCTTTATTATATGAGAACGGAATCCGTACTTCGTGGTGATATTGCTACGAGAGCTACTGACCCCGATTGTGTCTCATGTGATGGGTAACTGAAGTGTGGTTTGAAGACCACATCTTAGGACCGAGATAGTTCTCGGAAACCGGTGGGGGGAGTTCGCTACCCCCCTCACCATCAAAAGTGAATATAAATTAAATAAAACTTAATATGAAACAATATCTTTATTTCTCAGCACCTTGGTGTGGTCCGTGTAGAATGTTAGGACCAATTATGTCAGAGGTTAGTAACACAATTCCAGTACAAAAAGTAAACATTGATGAAGATTCAGCTACTGCTCAACAATACAACGTTCGTAGTATTCCAACAGTTGTTCTATTGGAGAATGGTCAAGAAGTCAAACGAATGATTGGTGTAAAACAAAAAGCAGAATATTTAAGCGTATGATAATCGTTGATGACTTTATCAAAGACGAGTCCCTTTTAAAGGAACTCCAAGAAGACACTCAGTTTTTTGAGAATAATGGTCAATATATGTGGTGGGGTGGTCCTTGGAATTCCAAGGCATCAACTCTTAAACAAAGGTTGATAGAAGAACTTTGGATTAAAAACTCACCATGGGATTTCCCAAGATATAATTCAATCCAATTGGAAGGTTTTGAGTATTGGACAGGTCAATACTCGGCTGACGATGATAAACTGCATGAACTAAATATGCATTTTGACAAAGACGAGAATCTATGGAATACTGAAGGTAAATTAGTAACACCAATTATTGGTACAGTTTACTATCCAGTCCCAATGGATATTGAAGGTGGGTATTTGGAAATATTTAGTGGTGGTGACGATAACGAACCGGAACGTATTAAAGCCAAACATAATAGGTTAGTCATATTTCCAGCCGGCCAATACAAACATAGGGTTACTGAAGTTACAAAGGGTAATCGTAGCGCAATCGCAATAAACCTATGGGCATCTGCGCCAAGTGGTGTAGAAAATGGTGAAATAATTTTGGAAAAATAAAATAATTTTTGTATATTAGTAATATGAAAAAGCAGTTACAACAACTTTGGGACTTCCAAAGTATATATGACCAAACACGGAATACAACACCTACATTAATTGAGCCAGATGATTACTATTTAAGGTATCGTTTGGGTAAAGAAGAGTTGGTGGAGTATTTAGAGGCTTGTAATAACGATGACATTGTGGAAGTTACAGATGCACTTGCTGACCAACTATATATCTTATTAGGTACTATGGTTGCTCATGGTATGGGTGATATCATCGAGGATGTCTTTGATGAGGTCCATCGTTCTAATATGTCAAAGTTAGGTGAGGATGGTAAACCTATTTATCGTGAGGATGGTAAAGTATTAAAAGGGCCTAATTTTTCAAAACCAAATCTATCTCAATTCTTAGCCGATACTACTCAAATTGAACTTCCTTTTAATGAGAAAGTTTAAGATGGCACTACGAGGTGAATCACATCCACAACATAAACTTACGGAGGACCAAGTAAAGTCTATTCGCCAGTTGTGGGCTGTTGGTCATAGAAATACAAGAGTTTTAGCACGAAACAATGGTGTATCACCCGCTAACATTCGTAGAATAGTAAGGGGAGAAACTTGGACACATATTCTTTTTGGAGAATTTAATGATTATCAATGAAAGTAGAGGGTAAGGTATATTTTAATCCATCTAAATTTTCAGTAAGACCGATTTCAAAATCAGTTGCAAAAGACATAGTGGTAAATCACCATTATGCTGGAATTTGGACAAAAGTATCTTATGCATTGGGTTTGTTTTATGAATCCGATGAAGAACATCAGTTTTTCAGTGGTGTAAATGAGAAGTTAGTCGGAGTGGCTACGTATGGCGACCCCATAGGTAGGCATTCTGGCGCTTCTATTTCTGAACATATTGACCGAACTGAGGTATTTGAACTTACCAGATTATTTGTATTTGATGGATATGGGTGTAATATAGAAAGTTGGTTTGTAGGTCAGACCTTCAAGTGGTTACGCAAAAATACTCCCCATATTAAAGCACTTATCTCATACTCCGACCCTAAAGTAGGCCATAAGGGAACAATTTATATGTCTACAAATTGGATTTATCAAGGTAATCGTATCAGACCAAACGATTCGTGGTTATTTAGATGGGAAGATGGTGGTGAATGGACTCATTCACGTACATCGTTCGTAAAGTTTGGTACTAACAACCCTACCAAAATACAAGAAATGACATCAACGCCATTTTGGATTAAAAAGGAGTTGAGGAAACATAGATACGTTTACATTTTGGATAAGTCAAAAAAAAGTCGTATATTGAAGTCATTGAAATACCCATCATTACCATATCCAACGGAAAATGAGGAATTTAAAGAAGAGATATACAAATTAGACCCAATTGAAAGAAGCAAATAAAATATACGTAGACACGTCACGTGTTACAATTCGTGAGATTGGTAAGGCAACCGCAAAAGAGATGATTGTTACTTACCACTATTCTCATGCTTGGACGATGTGTAGATACGCTCTTGGGATATTCTATGAAACTGATAAGAAAGACGTATTAGGTAATTCAGAACAACTAATTGGATGTTTAGTATATGGGTATCCAGTAGGTAGGTCAGCAATCAAGTCAGTTATCGATGGGTTAGAGAAAGACCAATGTTTGGAGTTGACACGATTGTTTATACACGATGGGTATGGGTCTAATATCGAGTCATACGCTATGGGTCAATCATTCCAATGGATTAAGGAGAATGCTCCTAATATCAAGATGTTACTCAGTTACGCTGATCCTGAACAATTACATTTAGGTGGTATCTACCAAGCAACAAATTGGTTATACCAAGATTGTCGTGATATTCAACTGATGCCAAACTATTCTATATCAATCCAAGATAACCCACATAAGTGGATACACTCACGGACTGTATTCTCACGTTGGGGGTCTCATAATTTAGACCATCTAAAAACTCAAATGGGTAAGGAGAACATAAAAGAGTTTTGGAGAAAGAAGGAGTCTGCTAAACACCGATACATCCAAGTATTGGGTCAGAACAAATCAGAGAAACGTAAGTTGACTAAACAACTCAAACACAAAGTGAGCCCGTATCCTAAAGATGCGAGTGAGTTCCTATCAGAGGTAGTCAGACACGAAACATTCGAGCCGGAAAATAAAGTAAGTTTTTGGTAAGTTTAACAATTTCTTAACATTATAATTTGGTAGATTAAGAAAATAATCGTATATTAGTTAATAAATAAGAAATGAAAGATATGAAATTAATTGACAAGTTAAAACAATTTGTAGAGAGTGACAAAAGACACAAAATCATTACCGCTAGTATCTCTGAAATCAGAGAAATTTTTAAACCCAAAGAAGATGTTCCAGCAGTATTTAAGATTCAGTTTTATATCTTTAACTCTGTATGGAATCGTATTCCTAACTTTGGTATCCCTTCTGTATTAGAAGATAAATTAAAATACGCAATCAAAATTGGTAGTGGTATTTCTTCGTATAACCAACTTCCGATTTCTTGGATTGAGGATAAAGTTTTTAAACTTAAAAACTTCCTAATGAAAGATAGGGGACACATCACTACTTTAGTGTGTTGGTTGTACTCACATAAGTTTCCAATAACAGCTTTTGAAAAAATTGTTGATAAACTAATCACCCAATACAAATCAGTTGAGGATTGGAAGAACGATTTTTCAGTTAAACACACTGTTTCCATATTAGAAGAAGTTCAATCTTACATTGAGGAATCAAAAAACCAACAAAAGAAAGTTGGAACTAAGAAATCACACCAAACACTTTCCATTCAGATGATTTGTGAGAATGTTTCATCGTTTGGTGAAACACTTGATGATTTTGAAGTAAGTATTGAGGTTCGTAGAGAAAGTATCTATGTTCATATGTTAGAGATTTTAGCTCTTAACAACACTTTTAACAAATGGATTGAGTATCAGAAAGCATTCCTTGGTTTTGTTGGTAAGGTAATGAGAAAGGATGGTTCTGATAATTACTTCAGAGATGTTATTAATATAGATGCAGTTAGAAATCACATTGATGATTTGAATACATTTATGGGTAATAGTAAGATTGTTATCTTCTCATCGGCAATTGCTTCTTACAAACGAAAG